GTTCCCGGTGCATCCGGTCGAAACTTCTGTACTTGGCTTGATAACTCCAAGGCTCAGAGTCCATATCGTCCAGAATACATGATTGGGCACGGCGGGCGCTTCCGTAACTATTGGTGCCAGCCAGACGAGGTAACTGGAGAAAACATGCACCCAGCACCCATGCCAATCAACAGGCATGGTCGCCCATTTGCTCCAATTACAACTCTCAAGGAGTTCTTGCCACCTGAAGAGTTGAATGACCAAATGATGAACAATTTAGACCTCGGGCCAGAAACACAGGCAACTGCATTGTTTGCATCTACCAATGAAGAGTCCAGTACAGGGCGTAATTACAATTCTGTTGCAAACGAATCTTTTGAGACAAAGAGTCCGGCTGGTACTTTGATTGACGGACTACGCGTTGGTACGAAGGCTAAGGCTCGCATCAACTTTGGTGGCATGACCATGGCTGGTATTCCCGGCTGGGCACCAGATGCTGGTAAGTGGGGCTTTGGCAGAGATGGAGAGAATCCAAGATTCGATGCAATTTATGGTGTAGGTGTCAATAATGCCACAATCAAGGCTACATCTTTGAACATAGACAGTAGTGCTGACAGATACATTCCATTAGATGATATGCAGAGCGAAAACATTGGGGACGGAAATCTATACGGTATTCGTTTTGTTGACCATCGTGGTGATTCCCACACCATCCGCATGGTGTATCGTCAGTATGGAGAAAGATTCGCTAATGATTTGACTACACTTCCGCCATCAATCGATGATGAACTTATCATTCATTTCGATGACAGAGATGTAGCACATGGTGGGTTCACCATTGGGCAGCACATGGCTGGAACCGGCGAGGCTACCGGCAACATGACCAATGGTACGGCTTCTTCTTGGAAAGGTAACTTATGGAACAATTACCCAGCACGTAATGTTGGGATACGCGTCACTACAGCCATGAGTGGAAGCGGTAGTGCAAGACAACTCACTCTAACACTACAAGACCCGTATCAGAGTGGTGGTAATTTCAGCCATCCAGATGTACTTGGTTACCTAGGATTCCCGAAGAAAGACGGCATGATTCAGTTATCAGATGATGGCGGAAACCTTGGTTTGACTTTCTACTATAGTAGTCGGACAACTGGGGCGGTTGGCTCTACAGTTAGATTCTATGGCGTTGTAGGCGGATTCAACGGTCATTCTGATGGAGCCGATTGGATTCTCAGTCCACGCATCAATTTCACAAGTGTACTGACCGATGAAGTGATTGCTGCTGCTGTAGAGTATGCGATAAAGTTAGACAACGTCAACAGTGATGACTTGAATGCCACTAGTTTTGATTGCACCTCTATGTTTGCACCTGATGGTCGTACATTGGCAGAATGGGGTGTAAGCCCAACTGCTATTCGTATCAGAACCAAGTCGGATGCATCTATTCCCCTCAATAAATTGTTTGAGGTTAGTAGAGAGAAAGACTGGGGCTTGGTTGAAGGTGCTAGTAGCGACACTGCTGTCGGCAGTCATCACACAGGCGGTCTGTCAAACTCTGAACGTGATGCTGGGACTCGTTTGGATGTGGGTTACATTCCAGAAACTGTATTGCATATTACAACAAAGTATAGAGGGTCTAATGCCAATACTGCTACTCCCGTATTAGTAGATAATCAAAACAACATTGTTGACACAGCAATATGGCAAAGAAACTTACGTGGTGAAAATTTCACAGATGTTGCTGGAGACCACATTATTCCTAGAATAGATAGCCCGATGGTCAAGATTGACTCTGATACATCGACTACTCTTGTACTGGCAAGCAACGAGTTTGTGTTCCTAGCAGGGGCACCTTCGACGACGGCTGGTACAGGTCGGTGGGGTGAGCGATTTACACTTTGGTTCGGGTCTGAAGAGTATGGTACTGTCGCAGGTACAGATGAGGATACACTCACCTTTGCAGCAAATGATGGTACTTCGTCGGGCTTTACCAATGGAAACATTGACCAAAATGACATCTTGATTAAGAACGGCGGCCCCATTCACAAAGCCAAGCAAATAGATGGTATTCGTAGAGCCGGTAGTAAACTGTCAAGTCCATTCCTTTACTTCCGTGGTGGAAGAGATAGTGCTGACCACTGGGTACCACTGTTCTTCGGAGGAGGTTTCTCTGGTGTTGTTATGGACATCAATGATGGTACGGAGAATGATTACTCGGACTTCTATACCCATCCTTACGCTACTGGACCCACTGGTGCATGTGGATTGCAAAATGCAGGTGAGATGTCCACTGCGTTTTCTCTAATAGATACGAATGCAATGTTGGCCATGTTCCCCGGAACACCATACCTTGACCAGCACAAAGGTCAGAATAATCCACCTTTCTTCAACCAAGATGCCATCTTGCCATTTGATATGGCTAAGGGTGGTAATTCCAAGGTCACTGGAGTAGACTATACAGATGGAACCAACACTGTGACTGTAACTGTACCCAGTCCAATTGTCATCAAATTCGCTAGTGCAAACGCTAGGTACTCCGCAGCACCAAGCGCAGAACATACAACTTACATGATTTTCGGCCCCGGTCAATCATTCCCTCACAACTACATGTCTCAAGAGCCACAAGGTTCTGCAATGGTGACCGCAGGTAACGGGTATAGCGCTGTACCTATTGCTCGCGCAGCAGGTGGCCTTGCGTTTTTACCGAATGAGTTGGCTAACGGCTCAACAAACCATGCAGGTTTCAATGCAGGTAGTGCAGAAGCGCACCTGCCTATGAGTACTTTTTATCAGAAAAACAACGTAAGTGGCTTCAATTACGTTATGAATTGGGAACCAGCAAAAGGGTTCCCAAATCATCGTTCTGTAAGTGGTGCTAGTTCCGTAGGATATTCCAATGTGTTTAGTGATTCTCGATTCTTTACAGGCAAGGCGCCCGGTACATCTAACCTACCAATCCATGCACATCCAATGAATCAACCAATCAGTCTTTACAATTCAGGCACACCAAGAGAAGTCGGAACATCAAATTGGTCAACTACACGGTTCTCTTCAGTGATTTGGCACATGGATGGGGGCTACCACCCCGGTGGACATTTCTTTGATAATGCGGTGCGCAAAAATCCAATGAATGTTGTGGCAAATGCCGTTTTGTCTGGAAATACAACTAATCAGCATAACCCTGCGGCATTTAGAGTAGCAGGATTATTGGCAACGGCTTACAATGCGGCGTTTACTTCACCTCATGAAGAACAACCATGTGACGATAACATTGTTTTGGTCGATGCCACTAGGGTGCAGAACGCAGAAGAACTGGGCACAATCCTATCGGCCGCAATCAATACATTCCCCGGCTCTTATGGACTCAAAGCAATTGGTGGTACATTTATGCCATCATTCCAGACTGGAACAAACCAAGACCGATATGGTTGGCACAAGTTGGTTATTGACCACAGTAGTGGGAATGGGTATATTCCTCATAATTCTACTACACCTGCATCTATCACAGTTACAACGACGATTCCTACGACTTTACCACAGTATGGTTGGATTCGTATGTCGAATGGTAGCAAGGCGGCTGTGGCTGCTTATTCTTCATATACGGGTAAGACATTTACTCTGGCTGTAAATTCCGTAATGTCTTCTTCTTCAGGTAATGAGACAAATGCATACGAACCAAATACCGCTGCGGCAATTACAGATAGTGATTTTGACGCTGCGAATACTGAAGTGTATGTATGGACGAAGGCAGGTACACGAAGACATAATAACGTGTCTGGTGCAACTAGCCGTGACCACTTATGTCAAGTTCACTTTAACGGACTGATTGATGCTGTAGATAGAACAAAGCCCATTGGTGCAGTTGGTTGGCACGGCGAAGCATATTCTTACTTCAACTCTTATCAAGTTGATTCAGCCTATCCTGCCGGACTTGGTGCTTGGCACCCCTTCCTCGGATTCAGCCCTTATGGTGCTGCTGAAACATGCTTGGGCAGTTCAACACCAGTGGGGGTTGCAGACACTCCAACAACACTCGCTTCAGAATACTGTGTTACTGGCTTATCTTCTAGACATTTAGTGGCCGTAAGTCGTGAATGTGCTTTGTCCTTGGTAGCATTTTCTGACAGAGATGGGATATTTTTGCGAGGAGACAGATTATCAGCAAAATTGGGGTCTGACATTTCCTACGCTGGCACGGTAATGAATTTGAGTGGTTTTAACAATTCAAGATTTGAAGCGCCCGCAACAGGTGGGCCTCACGTTGAAGCACATTTCCACACTGGATTTGCCCGACCTACTTTGGCAGCAGATTATCCTGCTACTAGTGCTGTTCCAACTGACGCACAACTTCACCGTGCCATGCAATCAGGTGATATGGTACACGGAACCACTTGTCAATATCCAACAGGAGACTTGTTCTGGGATGAAAGCGTTGTCAAGTCAAACAACTTCCATGAAGATTTTTCAGATTACGGCGTCGAGTGTATGGGGGCTACAGCCCACACAGATTACTTGAATACAGCAGTGACTGCCGCTCAACCTCACCCCGGTTTGTACGGTTACTACTCAAAGCGCTCTGCTGCACGCAACTTCTTGCCAGAGCACATTGTATGGAAGCGCATGGATGGTGGTAATCTTACAATGCCTGCCCTTAATGCGCGTGGTCTAGGACAAATGCCGTGGATGTATACAAAAGATAGTGGGGCATGGAAGTTAAGTGGAGAAAAAATTCTTGGTAACGTAAGATTTTCATTTGAGACAACAAATGCTTCTATGTTCCCGATTATTCAAGCACAAGAACTAGCACATCCGCAGTTAGCAGAGCAGTACCCAAGAGAAATTCAACAGGCTTTACTAATTCCAAATGAGCAAGAACAATTCAAGAGTGTACAAGTCATTGACGATACAGGTCAAGAGCATCGTCTTGAAGGTGGCTCTCCACTCGGTACAGTTATACTTGATTTCCGCCATGTTAGTGATAGAGAAATAGAAGGATTGGCGCCTGCTTTGGCTGGAAGCGGCGTATCCCCCAATATGAAGATTGGATTGCCAAATCCAGATGAAATACCGGGTAATATCATTGTACGCTCTGGGTTTGACCGAATTCAAGGCTATCAAAATGAAACAATGGGGTCTGGTGGGCTTCAGCATCCTTCCCAGCCAAACCAACAAATTATTGATTTGTTCAAAAATACGAACGCAGGCCCTCGACTGTGGCCATTTTGGGAAAACAACGGATGGGAACACATTAGTCAAGATGGCGTAGATGTTTCTCAACTCAAGAATGTACACCGATTGGATTATCCAGCATCTACAAGTAACGGGTGGGAAGATTCCACTGGAAATGCACCTTTACAAACTGCCTATGAGCCCCACGACCGTAGTTTGTATTTCCATGTAACTAGAATGGGTGTGTCTTCTACTCACCGATATTCTCTTGACGAGTTGACTTTCAGTAGTTACAGCAGTACAACAATTACGGTGGGTTCAGCCCCGGAAGCAACGACTTGGAAAGTCGAAAGTGAGAAAAGTGGTGGGCGATGGTTCCTACGAGTCTATGACCCTACGACCAACAAAGGTGTAATTGCCAGTTACACAAATACGTCTAGTAGTACCTTTACTGGTGTGGTTTATTCTCCTGATTTTGCTGAGTTTGTTGAAGGTAAGACTGGTTTGAAAGTCGTGCCTTCTTATTACATGCCTGCTGGTACTACTCGATTCTTTGCATCTCGTCGTTTGCGAGACCACTGCGAGGTTAGCGGCGCCAGTCCAGATGCAGCGCAAATTGATTGGTTTGCTTTCCATAGTACTTTGCCTGCGGACACAGCCGCTACAGAAAATGTCAGTGACAATGCGTGGTACACTCACTTTACAGGAAGGGGATTAACTCCTATGCCTATCCCGCGTATGGGCCATCATTACGTAACGCCTACAATGGCTATTTTGCCCGGTCATTACGCGCATCCTGCATACCAACGAGTGTACGATTTGCACCATGCATGTAGAAGTTCTAATCACAAGCCTATGGTTGACGAATTATTGGGCCTAAAGGCTGCAACAAGGGCTGCCAATGAAACAAGCGGCGTGCTGGTCAATCATCCTAGTGCTGGGACTTACGCTGTGGGAACAACTGCTATTGCAGTAGATACAGTAGATGCTACGACTAAATTCTCAATTGGTGACCGAGTCTATGACAGTGTAGGGACTGAACTAGGATTTGTAGAAGCAGTCGGGGCTAACCTCGTTACCTTGGCCTCTCCGGGTATACCTGTCACCATTGCCAACAACGCTGCTCTGTTTATGAGTACGGCGACAACACTTACCCGAGGTATCGGATGGAATCCAGCAGCGTGGTTCTCAACACCTACAGCCACCTATGGTCCGTCAGATATTCATGGCGGTGCGTTTACTCTGATGACTGAAACCAAGGTCAAGTTTGACGGTTATGGGATTGCAGCGTCTGCGGGAACTCCCGGTAACACAAACGCAGCCGGTGGGCACAGCCTTGTGTTGGAAGCAGGCTCGACATACACTCTCAATCATCATTTCCCTGACCCACTGGAAGTGGGCGCGTATCAAATTATCATTCAACCAAATGTATTTGCTCAGCAATTTAGTGGATTCCACCTAAATCACGCAACTGAAAATAGTGCTCCGTCAGAAAGTGGCGACAAAGTTACAGAATTGACTGGTCAACAGGTCAATACAGTGATTGCAGTTGAGCAAGACACTGCTACAAATGGTGCTTACACGCTGATTTTAGCAGAAGCAATGATGGCAGATGTGCGCGGCTGTGAGGTCATTGTAAACGAAGTAATGTTGGATATTGACCCTGATGTCGGTAGTCAGTTTACGTGCTTACCGCCCATGGCTCTGTATAATCCTCTAGGTGTTCAGGAAACAGCATCTGCGCCATTTACACGACGGAGTTTACCTTACCGACCGGGTATGTTCATTAGTTCCACGCCGGGTAGAACTTTGACGATTCCTTGGTGGGGTATGTTACACAAAGATGGATTGACAGAGGGACTTATCCAAGGGAATGGACTGAGTGTGACCGCAGGTGGTAGTGGTTACACAGGTGCCACCAACGTAGCAGTGAGTGGAGGAAGTGGTACTGGCCTTACAGTCAATACCACTGTGAGCACAGGCGCAGTTACCGCAGTTGCTATCCATACGGCTGGAACAGGCTATCGACTTGGAGATACACTTACCATTAGTGGAGGTGGGGGTAATGCTACACTTAGTGTGGACAGAATTAGTTCAACTGGATGGAGGCACCTAGAATGGCACAAGCCAGACAATTACTACGAATTCTGCCGAGCATCTTATGGGTGTGTTGGTGCACAATTGACCTTGGCTGGCTACCCCACCTCTTACATGGACATCTATGCCAAGTATCGAAACAACCGTTCAGCCAACCCAACTTGCGTTGTACTTTCATTGAGTTCTGGTGGTAAGACAATTACGGTGGATAACAATGACTTATTCCCTTCCAGACCACACTATGGAGAACGGTTGGAATACACCAAGAATGGTATTCGTTTTACTGCAACTTACAACAATCGCACAGGTACGCTTGATTATGCTACACTGGGTGTATCAACTATTTTCCAAGGGGTCGAAGGAAGTGCTGATTTCTGGGCAAACTTGGCCGCTAATCAGGTACTCAAACTTACGCGCCCATACGATACTCACCCCTCTGACAGTATCTATCTGCAATCAGATAGCAGTATTGTCACTAGACTCATGGAGAAACCTTTAGAGATACATAAAGGAAGTCGTGACACAAACAGTCTGCATCTACCTGATGCGTATTTGTGTATGTGGCATCCTAACCTTGGTCGCCCATTCACATGGTATAGTGATACTGCCACTGGCGGTAGTCGCAACTTCTACACAGCGGCTGGTGCAGCAGACACTCCAGTTGACCAAAAGCCATACAATCACATTCCTGAGCACTTTGAAACTATCCACTATCACGATTTCAATTATGCAGCGTCGAAGGGGCCATTTGGGTTGGCCATGCGATGGATTGTACCACCTGCTGCTGGTACAGCGCCAACCAACTCAAATGACGGCATGACATACACTGCGGCTTTGATTGATGCGGATGCAAACCTTGAGCATCAAGGTGGCACGTCTGGTTCGGACAAGTACAACTTTGCTGGATTCTGGCCTAGTGGTAGCCGTGGTGGACCCGGTGTCAGTCGATTGGAAATGTATGCAGAAGCCTTGGCAGGTTGGGGTGGCGAAAGTTACGGCATGACTGTTACGACTTACACAGACAGCACAGGCATTGCATCTGCATCAAAGCCAAACAACCTGAACGATGGATTCGGCTATCGGTTTGGTGTAGGCCAAGCCCGAAACCGACCACGTTGGGCACCTTACATTCGCGGTTGGCTGGAAGTTGCAAATAGCAATGCTTTACTGGGTTACTATCACGGTCCACTTATCCAACAAGATAACAAGACAAACGGATGGGATTATGTTGGTGCAGACGGATTGGCTGATGTGAGCCTAACCGCACTTTACGTGGGTATGCTAGAAAGAATCACACAAGTAAGTTCATTGATGAATCAAGACCAGTATGGTCGAAAGGTGCGCTATAGCGATGGAAGGCGACATACTGCGCCATTCGGCTGTCCTGTCCGCACATTACGCAATGCCTCAACTGTACGTCGATTGTATCCGGGCGATGATACAGGAAAGGGTGTGACAGAACTCGCCAACGCGCATCGCTATTACGTAGTCGATTGGTGGGGCAATACCCGTGGTGAAGATGTCAGGCGTTTCCCTGTACGTGGATTCGGTATTCGGCCATCTTGGGACCCTGAAGATGCTTATGCAGACACCAACGTCACTCATCGACCCAAGGATGGTAGTGCGGCAGGTTCAGGACTTCTGTTCAATGGTGATTACTCAGACAAGTACAGTGGCAACAACAATTACGTCAGTAACACCGCATCCGGCAATATCAACGGCGGTGTTGATTGGTTTAACCCAGCCAGTTCAATTCGTGTAGGTGACCGTGGTGACGGGCGTGGTTGTCGATGGCCAACTGTGTTTAACGAAAGCCTACTTATGGCTGTCAGTGAAACCCATGATGCCACTGGACTCGTGCTGTCTCACAGCACCGCAGAGCCCGCCTTTGGACAAGGTCTCATTCGACCCAGTAATTTGGTTTTGCAAGATGGAGAAGTTGAGCGAGGCATTAGTGACCGCGTAGACCTCAATGCAGATGATGGATTACTCCGCTCTAGTGCATCTGTTGGTGAAGGGTTTGAGACCGTTACTGCGGACATTCGGGGTGCGGACCCTGTGTCAAGGGATGACTTTAGATTAGGATTAGATGTAGATACATTGGCTGAATTGAATGATGGGACTTCAAGAGAGTACGTGGTTATGTCCACAGAGGCTGCGAGTTTACACACAGACCGTGAGGTTGGTCAACGGACCAATATCAGAGGAGCGTACAACGTCGCATCTCGCACTCTTACCGATTTGGATATGACTGCACTTACTTTTGCAGCACAACCTGTGGCTGGAATCGTAAAGCACTCTAACGCACACGCTATGTGGTCATTGGGCGGAACATACGTCATAGATTGGAGCGTATATTCTGGCGTACTCAACGACAAGGGTTGGGGTAACGCCGTATCTAGAAATGGACTGGCACTTTGGCTCAAAGCGGATAGTTTGGACCTCAGTAATGGTGCGGCAGTTTCTTCATGGACAGATATGAGTGGTAATGGTCATCATGCTGCACAAGGTACAGTAAGTGACCAACCAAGTTATGTAGCATCAGACGCTGACTTTAACAACAGGCCCCATGTTCACTTCGACGGAAATGATGAACTTGAAATACCATTTAGTGCAGATTTGAACCCCAACAATATGACAGTGTTTGTAGTCGCAACAGTCGATTCAGATACAGGTACATATCAGGGTGTCATTAACAACTACACTTCAAATACAGGGTGGCTGCTTTACGCTAGGATGACTGGCTCTACTAATTATTGGCAAGTTAGGACCGGAACAGGTTCTGGCCAAACGACAATCAATGCGGCCAATGATAGTGTGGTGCCCAATACGCCATCTATCGTCACTTTCCAAATATCAGGTAGTGATGGCTCAGGTGGAGGAACTACGGTACAGACGCTATCAGTGAATGGCGTTTCTGCTGCAACATCTAGTGCAGTATTTACCAAGAAAACTAGCACTTCTAATACACCTATCGTGGGACAAGTAGGGTCATTCCAATTGACAGGGCAAATGGCTGAAGTAATGGTATACAACAGAGCGTTGACCGCATCAGAGCAAAAGCAAGTCGAGAGTTACTTGTCTCAGAAATATGGTATCAACGGTGACTACCTAGGTGCATCTTCTAACCCTTATCAGGATACGGACCATGATTCTACGATACAAGCAACCAACGTCAAGGATAAATCCGTAGAATTCTTGTATCGCCCACAACAAGTGTTAGATTACAAGCATTCTCAAATGTTCAGACCCTACATCACACTCAACGGTCCACAGGCTGGGGCCAATTTCTACAAGGCAACGTCCGGCGGTAAGTATGGGTTGTTTACTAGCGACGCACCAAGTGCACGCACAGGGACACCCAGTTCACCTCCATACGCACCTGTGTTTACTGTACACCCTGACGCCAGCACTACCGTACCTATTAGCCAAGGGCCAAAAATTCAGGGTGTGGATGTTACGGGATACAACAAGGCCGACATCCGCAGCCCTGTAGCACGCATGCTAATGAGTGAAAACACACTAGAGCATTTCAGGTCTGATGCGAGCAGAACAGATGGTACTGGCGAAGGTGATTACACTGTTCAGCCAAGACACAGCCAAACTTTGCACCCGAAGGGTAGCGATGGCGATGCATCTTATAACACAGGAGACCATAGCGGGGAGTGAGTATGACGCTAGGTAAGAACCTCTCAACTGGTCGTTTCAATGCGGCTCAGACGCCCATTATGAAGCGTGTGCGCAAGCCTCGATTCGTGGATAATGCTGTGCGGCATGGAGAGTATACCAAAGTGCAGGCTGGGTTCAATGTGGCTGCCCCTACATCAAGTGACTTCCTTCCTACACATGACCGCAAGTATCTTTTGGCAGAAGAAGACGATACCATCCGTATCCTTCATAATCCTTCTGACGGGCATCAATACACAGGTGCAGTTTACACGGACTCGGATAAAGTGACGACATCCAGTACATTGCCGCCTCTATTCGTGGGCGGTGAAGATTCCAAGCAAGCACTGGTCCCTTCCTCTATTGAAACGAGTACTAAAGGGACTCGTTACAGAATTGAAAACCTCAAAGGAAGGGACTTGTCTCAAATTGGATTTACTGACAAAACAGTTCACATTGCACAGAAAGTCGGCGTTGGCCTTCGTACATCAGACCTTGCTATTCGGGTTGCCAAGGGAACAAACAGCGGACTCAATGGGGTGATTGTACCGAATCCTAGCGCTACCTTTGTCGCCCAAGATTTCTATGGAACTGATGCCGTTACTGCATTACGATACTTGACTCGGCATGACAACTACAATGTGCGAGCAGATTCTTTCGGGAACATCTACTATGTCCATCAGAAAAAGCACGGTCGAGAACACATCATATCGCAAAATATGGTGTCTGATGGTTCTGTCAAAGAAGATAGTGAAAGCGTGCCAAATCGAGTTATCGTGCACGGCAGGTCAAGGGCAAATAACGATGAAAATTCTATCCAAATAGATGACAGAGGGGCGCAAGCCAGTGGTATCAATGAGATACCGGGTGGCATTCATGCGCCTACCGCAATCACAAAGTCAAGTGCAAGGGCAATAGGGAGGAAATTCCTCTCCATGGCCAAACAAGCAACTGGGGGAGAAACTCTTCGTGGTGTCTTCCATGCCTCTACGATTCAACCGGGAGATGTATTGTCTTACAAGGAAATTACGGGTAGTCAGAGGAAAATCGTGTTGTCAACCACACACAATATCACAGAGCGAAAATCTGATGTAAGAATCAACAGCGTAGAATCTTCTTTAGAAGACATCATCCAACGATTCCAAGAGGGAGATATTGCATCCACTCTCAATCAAAATTCAGAGCGAAACAGACAGTTTTCTACGGAGGAGTTTTCGACTGGATTTGGCTTTGATGTAAGGGTTACTTGGCAACTTGATGTAAGGGAAGTCAAGAATCGGCAACAAGGTATAGTTGTTGGTAAAGAGAGGGCTGTAATTCACGGTCGGAAGGAATTGAAATCTACAGGTACACTCATCAACAATGGTGGTGGTTATGCGATAGGCACAACTTCATACACAGTTGATGGGACAGCAGCCACCAGTTCCTTTGCCGTTGGTGATTGGGTATACAGAGGCAACGGTAACAAACTGGGGAAGGTTGCTAGTCGGACCACAACCAACGTAACTATCGCTATCGGTGCGCCAGATTTAGTCGGTGACAATGAGGAGTTGTTCTTGTTCCCGAACAACAGTATGAAAGAATCCTTAAACAGCCATTTGAAGATTGGAATGAGCAAGGGTAATTACGACAGTAGGAGGCGAGGATGATGCCATTATTGAATGAAGCAAGTAGATACATGATTGACACACTAAAGGGGCGAATCAACCAAGTTGTATTCGGATTCGGGGGCAACCTCGCCAGCCAAGACGATGTAGGGGCATCTCAGCCTGCGGTTACCGTAACTCCGACCGTGCGCGTGATTGACGACCACACACTTTCGGTCGAGGCGAAACTAGCATTGGATTCCTCATTTACACGCCCACTCCGAGAGGTGGTGGTGCAGTACAAGAATCCTGATAATGCTTCAGATACCACTGCTTTACTCCGCTACACTTATGACGCTGTGACCAAGACGAATAACAACGAGATTCGATTCTCCGCCATCATTGAGGTGAACCCATGAGTAATCCAAAGGCCGGTCACACAAGTGCGACGGGTATGGGTACGAGTTCAGAAGGGCTGCGTGATGGGGATGGATTGTCTTCACCTAGTTTGACTGGTCCGATTGAGGCTGCACATGGTAATGGTATTCTCAGATTGGAGGATACGGCAGTTGGTGCGTCTTCTCGCAACAGTATTGCTACGTCTACGCCGGGGTACATCGTTACGGCTGCCAGTGGTGTCGTAACCATACACGGTGGTTGGTGTGTCATTGATGGCGTACTCTACAAGTTCGCAGGTGGCCCCGGCTCAACTCAGCAAATCACTATCGGTGCAACTGGAACTGCAAATTTCAATGGTGAATTGCCCGCAGTTCCTTCGGCTAACAGCGAAGTTTACGTCGTGGTGTACATTTCATCGGATTCGACCACCACGGCCCGTATTCGCTACGAAATGGGAACTCCTGCGGCTCCCAGTACAGGAACGCCTCTGATTCCATCTACTTTCCTTTCTGACCCATTGTTGGGGCTTACTCGCAAGAATCACCAACATATCGTACTAGGTGTGCTCAAATACACCATGTCAGCAGGAGCAGGGAGCGTTACTGCATCGCTTGGTGCTACACCTGTATTGCACGACAGGCGAGTTTACGTGAGGACAAGCCCGATGTACCTACAGCACATGTCCAAGGGTGGTACAACAGTTGGCACGAATCTGGTCACTGTTGCGAACGCAGTTGATTCACACACGGATTTGGCTGCACTGTATGCTTCTCCTGAGAGTGGTGATTTCACCAACAGTTTCTTCGGTGCGCTATGGCAGAGTCATACGCCTGACGCTCACGGCATGCTGTACTATGCAGCCCCTCACACCATGGGTGGCTCAATCGCAACCTACACTCATCGATTGGGGCCAAGTGAAGTCAAGGTAGCGACCATCTCAACTACCCAGACTTGCACCTTTGATGGACCCAATATGTGGATTGCAACAACTAGCGGTACAACCACATTTACTCCAAGTGGTACATTCCCACCGGGTCATGTCATTGAGATATACCATACGGCAGGTGCTCACGCACTGAACTTCATTAACGCCCCTGCTGGGTCAAGTACACTGCTAAATGTAGCAGCAGACCAATATGCCAAGTTTGTATTCGACGGCACCAATTGGCATGTACTGGACCATCACGCGGTGATTTGATGGGGCGACTCGTCGAGCAGTTCAAACGTGATTGTGAGAACTGTCGAAAGGTATCTATTCCCCTGTCAATTTCGGGGCGGTATGTATCTGGTGAACCAGTGGTCATGCACCAGTGCCCTCATTGCAGTTACGTGAGGCCACATGGGGGACTCGGTCCCATCGGTTTACGTAAGCGAAAGAAAGCGCCTGTCAGCAAGCGTGCAAATGGTCGACTTTCCTTGTTTCTCAGGGAAATGGCTAGGAAGTGATTACTCTGCTCTCATGCCGATGATGTCATCGATGCGCAGAATGCTCATGGTGACCTCGCTTGCTGACTGAACTGCTTGGCGTACAAGTGCCAGTGGTTCCCAGACATTTGCCTCTGCCATATCGCAGGTTCCACCGTTCTCAATATCAGGACCAGTGAGTTTACCCGCAGAGTGGTCGTTACGTAGTGAGAGGACAGTGTCTAGTGGGTCATGCCCTGCGTTCTCTGCAATGGCCGCAGGAATGGACTCTAGGGCGTCTGCGAAGGCGTCAATGGCCATCTGCTCACGCCCACCTGCCTCTGCTGCTCTAGCACGTAGGTGTAGGGCTGCATTGAGATATGCTGCACCACCACCGGGCACGACATTGCCACTGTTGTAGGCAAGGCAAACGACACCGAGTGCATCTTCAAACCCACGCTCAGTTTCATCAAGCGTTTGCTTGGTTGCGCCTCGTAGGATGAGTGTAGTAACTTCACCTTCGCCCTTGACGACAACGTACTTCATGTCACCAATGGTCTTGCACTCTGCATCACAAGGGACAGCCTCATGCAAATCTTCAGGCGTGTGCGCACTAGTGGTGTTCAGGAGTTTACCTAGTGCAATCATATCACTTTCTGGAATCCGGTGAACAACGCTGATATTCTTTCGGGCTAGTGCAGCAGACATAACTTCATTTGCCGAATCTCGGACAAAGACAACACCACCATCTGGCAACTTAGAGGCAATTAGTTCTGCTTTTTCCAGCCAGTTGTCTCTGTTAGTCTGACGCTTGTACTGCTGCATCTCACTCGCTGAGCCAAGTTGGAGTTGGATATTATCATCGCCCTTGTCCGCAGACATCCCAGTATTGATGAGTAGGGCTTGACCGTGTGGGTTGGTTGGCATTGCAGGGAGAATGAACTCCTTGTGCAATACGACACCCGAGAAGCACGTTGAGTCATCAAGTGCCCCTCCGGGCTGGCAAAGTACACGGATGCGCTCAAACTCACCATCTGCGTTCTCTACTGCATCCACACATAATTGACTCACATGGTCCATGGAGGATTCTAGCGATTTGCCTGTAATTGAAGTCTGAGCGACATGCTTCAGGTGCTTCTTTGCTGATACTTTCATACTGTCAATATGTTCTGTAGCCCACCGAGATGCTCGGCGGTATCCACGACATACGACATTCGCATGCAGACCTTTGTTGAACAGAAGTTCGCTATTTCCTAGCAATTCCCCTGCCAATACGACGGTGCTGGTCGTGCCATCGTAGCACATGTTTTCTTGCGTGTTCGCTGCCTCTACTACCATCTTGGCAGCAGGGTGCGCGACATCGATTTCCTGCATGATGGTGGCACCATCGTTGGTGACAATCACATTGCCTCCGGCGTCTACCATCATCTTGTCCATGCCCATCGGACCTAGTGTGGTCTTGACGGTATTGACAATTTTCTTTGCTGCTCTAATGTTATGCACTTGTGCACTAATTGCTTCGTTATCTGACATTTGATTCCCTCTCTGTTGGCCGTAGGCCAGCCGACATTACCAGTCGACTTCAAACTCTTTTATGACACCATCGGTCCTCGACCGCGCCCTGACGAATCCTTCTTCCACACCATGTTTCCACAGTTCGTACACCAACTCAGCATCTTTGAGACAATACTCAGCCACTTTGCTGTAGTTGCCCTTTCGCCATTCGACGGGTGCATCGTGGCTATTCATCAGTTTACCTTTGCTGAGTGTGTGGTAGCATGCGTCTGACAAGGGTACTGCGTGACCGACAATGGACTTGAGTAGGAATGAAGTATCGAATATCTGTTCCTCTGATTTGGATAGCACATCACTGGCTGTCCAGCAATCTAGTCCATCACGAAGCACAGGTAAATCGAATCCCTTGAGATTGTGACCAAGTATCATCCCACCTTTGGCCACATGCTTGGCCATGTCCTCACCCAATGCCCTAGGATGTAGAGGCTTGATGATAGTTCCCTCGGGCAAGAACTTCTCCACATTTTCATTGGAGTAAACCGTCCCTTGGTTGCCATCCCATGTGGCGACAACTGACGGTTCAAACAGATGGGTGTTACCCCACCCTCCAATCTCGTGAGAGAAGTTAGCGGTCTCAATATCAAGTGCGAGCATATCAGTCATTTTTTCTTGGCCTCCTTAAGTTCCTTTACGAGTAGTGGTCTGTAGCAACTGATGCATCGCATGTAGTGGCTCGACGCCGTCTTCTGCTTACAGCCGGGGCATGTGTAGTATCTGTTACTTGCCATCATATCACTTCTTTTGGTGTTCCTTTCTGAGTCTGAGGTACACGCGGATACCTTCTCTTGTGTCTTTGAACATCTTAGCACCATACTCATTGAATTTGTTGTTGATTGTACTTGGACTACTGAAATTAGAAATTTGAGAGAAAGCCTTCAGTAACTCTGACTTCTTTACCCACCCTTGTCCTCGTCTATCATCAAAGTCGAATCGTTCACAGCGATTAAAGGCATCCTTCCAGAACGCTTTCATCTGCCCTTTCTCCTTGTTACCTGCACCCACCTTGACTTCCGATTCAAGCCAGTGTATAAGGTTCTGATACAGGTCGTAGAGAATCTCCTTGGCCATATCAATGTGGTCGCCTCTGAGTTCCCACGTACCTTCAATCATCGCCATGTGGTGGGCAAGTACAGCCGTATAGTTCTGAAGGCCCATGATGAACGATGCACAGACACCCTGCTTATCGGCTGACATATTCTCAACCAACGTGTAGTATTCGTCGATGGCTTGAATCAACGCGGGGACGTAACTAGAGTCGGGTCTGAACAGACGCTTCTCTTCACAGCAGATGCGCATGACTACCGCTTCTTGGTCATCTTCTGACATCTCGTTCCACTCTAAGTCTGAGAGTCCACTCAATTCGATGATGCGTGCTTCAAGTCGCTGTTGCAAGTCTGTGAAGTAAGTGGTGACTTCATCGAATGAGATTTCAAAGTCAGGCTGATTGTATTGCGCCTCGGCCAACTCGTGGTTGATTGCACGTCGCATCTCCAATGTCCAGTCACGCCAGTATGTCAGTACGCGCTGGAAGATACCTTTCTCCAAGACGTGTTCCTTCACACCCTTGGGTGGATAGGTCGTAATCCAAAGGGATACCTCTGACTTGATGGTGAACGTATCTCTGGCCATGTGCTTGGTCAGATAGTTTCTACCTGTGCCCGCAGAGTTGAGGGCGGACTGTAGGAATAGAGTTGTGTTCTCATTGTGCTGACCACCCTTGAGTAATACTGACCCTTCGTCGAAGTTCAGTCCCTTCCGCCCTGCAAGTAGACCGGGGCGTGTTATCATCTGTGGGTTCTGCCTGTCCTCGTCGTCAGGGTCGGGTACGAGGGTGCCCACTAGAGCAGCATCGTTACCGGAGTTGTAATCGACACTCTCTAAGTTTGCACCGTCGCATACTTTCTCAATCACTTGGAAGGCGGCTGACTTACCTGTTCGTGTAGGCTGAATCCAGAACGTACTCACACGCGGGTCAAGATTGCTCCCACCCACTGGAATACGAACAAAAGGAATGGCCGCTTGTCCTTGAATGAAGAAGAATGACAGCAGACCCGGAATTTCGTTGTTCCGACTGACCTCATTGAAGTGGTCTAGATACCCTTTCAGAATGGGGTATTTCTGCACGCATTCGTATTTATCTGCGCGGTGTTCCATCATACGGCATCCTCTTCCTCTTCTAGTCGCTTCAGTAGTGCGAAGATTCCATTCATGGCTTCTACGTACTCCTTGTCTTGTTGCTGCATGGCATACAGTAGATACTGCTGGTGAATACTCTCTAGTGCCTTTCTTGCTTTCCTAATGTCTGATTTCATTTAATTCCCTCTCTTGTATTTCTTTTCCATTCGCACTGGTTCTTCCGAAGTCAGCACGTCAAGCAGGCGTTTACGTAGGGTTGGACCCATGCCTTTGACTTGCTTCAGTGATTCTTGGAATAGCATCTCTTCGATAGAGCCGCACTTCTCTAGGGTACGGTCTACGAGGTCGGGGCCAAAGCCCGGTATTGCGAGTAGCATATCTGCTCTCACATCATTTGTACTTACACGCGTGACGGCCTTGGCCCCATGACGGGATGCAGGCTTGTGCATTTTACTGTGTAATTTGGTGATGAACATGGCCGCTTCTGAGTGGTCTTTGGCCCTGTAGATGTGGCAGTCAAAGTCTGCCGTGATGCGTGCGAACGTACCGATGAGTTCGTTCATTACGCGTGAATAAGATAGGTTGCGCCCCTGCTTCTTGTGGATGGCGACGTGCTTGGCAATGTCACCGTGTACGACGAGGAACACTCTCTCGCAGTTGGCATCTAAATTGTCCAGTTGGCGCATGAGGTGACCACTATGACTGGATTGGAATAGGTCAGACAGGCTCTTGCACTCAACATGCCCATAGCCACCGACCTTGTAATCGCCCATACCCTGCATGTGTACACGCTTGGTAGGGAATCCTTGTTTCTCAGCCAAACGGATGACAGAATCGCAAAGGGGGCCGCGTTCATTTGTGTCGATAATGAGTGGTGGTGTTGGCATTATTCATCCCCCTGTTTCTTGTGATGGCGGCAGTACTGTGACCCTTCTGCCTTCCATTGTTGACATGGTTTTCCCTCTGCGGTAGTTCCTTTACACAACCCTCTGTTACTGGGTCTTGGCTTGGATATGGTGTGCTTCATTGTGGTTCCCCCTTGAGTGCACCCGTCTTGTCCCAGTACCGACATTTACCCAAGCACATTCCCTTCTTCCATAGCATGGAACAGGTCTGTGGGTAGTCTGTGTTCATAAGTGTGGATACTTGGTAGCGCGTGATGCCCTCGTCAAAGTCCGCCCACTCAAGCCCTTTGATAAAGTTTACAATGGTCTCAGTGTGCTTGTTGATGTCCTCTTGTTTGGCTCGTTCTAACGGTACGAAATTACGCATCCGCTTGGCCAAATACTTGACCAATTGAACCCGCGCATCGTGGCTGGGATTGCCACCCTTTTGGCAAGCCGCAGCATTGAGGCAAGGTAGGATAATGACGCCCTCCATGGACACGGTAGGCAAATCGATAGGAGTAGAATTAGGATTGAAAATTTGTGCCCGCTCTTCGGGCTTTTTGACTGTGAGTGTGACACCTTCAGAGCCATAGGAAATCATGCCACTGCGAGGCTGTGTAGCCTTGCCCCAGATATGCTCAAGGCCACGTTCAAGGTCGGTAGATGTCAGGGGAATAGACCAGAATCCACGCTTGGCATTATACGAGTTTGGAATGCGAATCATCCCACTGGTATCAAATGGTACTGCGGGGTCTGAGCAAAACAAATCTAAGTCACGAACCCAGTCGTTTACAACTTGCATTCCGGCTTCCTTGATAGCGGATAGGTGAGCACCGCTTCCGGGGATGTATGCCTTGTCCAGTTCCACCCATACGTGAAAGCCACCACCACTGTACCAGATGGCATGTGAAGTATCATTTGACAGCAGGAACTGATGGAGTTTACGCGCTTGCTCTAGTGCGACCTCCACCTCTACATCCGGTCTGTTCTGAGCGCGGAAGTTCTTCGGGTCAAAGTCCAATACGAAATGGCGCACGATAGGAGTCATCAAATCGACTCTGCGATTGTGTGGTTGCTGAGTAGCACGGTAGCCATACACAGTTGTGAATGCATTGGATACTCCATTCTTGCCTTGCCAGTATCGCTCAAAGTCCTCAGTGTCAGCCACCAACTTACGGAAGCCTTTGCCCTTCTCAGTAGAGAGTTCCATAACTTCGCGTGGGAAATCAAACACCATCTTCATCATAATCACCTCAAATTCGGTATTTCTCAACAATTTCATTCAGAACTCTCAGCAATTCCTCTGTGTCTTGGAAAAGGCGGCGGTTCAGTGTGATGTACATGGGGCCTTCTTCGCCTGATTCCATGTCAGGGGCATATTCGTACAGGCTCTTCTGTATGGCTACAGAGTAATCCTTGCTCTGCCCAAGATGGTCAAAGGATACGATAACGGGACGGCCCACAATGTGTTTCAGCAGTGTATCGCATATCATCGATACCGTGCGCGGTGTCAATTCTTTTCTTGGCGTCATGCTTCTGCCTCCCATGCCTTACGATATTCTTCAGGGTCATCGCTGCCTTCCCACGCAGGGCAGATGCCCTTGAATGAACAGTATGAACACTTCCCTTGACTTGCGCTGGTTTCAAAGTTATCTGTCAAGTAAGCCGTGAACAGGGCATCAACCATGCGTCGAATCTTCTTGGCATAGTCGTTATGACGACGACCTGTGCATGGTTCGTACCAAATGCGATTGACAGACTTCTGCTCATAGCCATACTTGTTCATCGCAGGGACTTCGACTTGGTCACCTGATGGATAGACCCAGCCCCAATGCGTCACATCTTGATATTCATGGTCGCACAGTTCAAGCAGTTTCTTGTAGAACATCATCTCAGTGCGCATCGATTTGACCTTGAAGTCTGAATCGACCCAATCAGCGCCCTTAAGGGTCTTGACCCATTTACCTGTCTTCAACTCCATGAGGGCCACTGACCCTTCGGGTGTGCGGAATCCTCGGTCAATCATACCTGCATAGTGCACAGGGATGGTGACAGTCTCACCATTGAACTCAATGGTTTCATCAGTGAATCCGTGTAATTCCAATTCATTGATGATGGGTAGGAATCGTGTGACTCCA